ATCACTAGCTATAGCTTGTTTTAAATATAAAAGTACAACTTGTGTCATACTATCTTTAAATGCTTGTGCTTGTGCTTTAACCATAGGGTCAGCATTATCACTAATAGATATTAATCTATCTATAATTCTTTCAGTCCAATATTCAGGACTTAAACCTTTGTTGTTAGTAGTTTTAACTGATATATCACCAACATTACTTGTTACATCTAAACTAAACATTATGTTACCTGTTGTCTTACAGGACCAGTCCTATAATTATCTTTAGTATTTTTACCTTCAGCAAATACTTTTAATCTTTGTATTGCTTCTTGAAATCTTTTTTCATAATTAACCATAATATCTGGTTCACCTTTCATAAAAGTATATGCTTCAACTAAAGAACCATATAATAAACAATCTGGTGCATTTGTACCTAAATAACTTGTTCCATCACCACTTGTTGTAATAGATGTAGGTGTATATTCATAGTGTAATTCTGCAGTAAAATTTGCATTAGGTGTAGGTGCTACAATAAAACTATCTTCATCAAATCTAGCATAATATTTAGGTATTCCTGTTGTAGAACTACTAGGATATGCTTCTCTAATAAAAGCTACATCTTTAAATAATAAATATTCATAACCACTATTATCTACAGCTAATGAATGTGCTGATAAAAAATCTGTAGGTGTTGATAGATATTGATTACCAGATGTTAAAGTACCTGTAACATTTTTTCTAAAAACTGGAAGAGATACTAATTTTTGTATTCTATCTTCAGTATTAACAATAAATTCATCTAAATTATTTGTAAAAGTAGTTTCTGTATTATTAGTATAATCTTGTATTGCTGTTTTTAATGTTGTAAATGTCCATGCCATTATTCTGTACTCACTTTAACTGTTCCTGTTTTTGTTCTTAAAACTAAACCTGTGCTTGATACAGGATTAAATCCATAATATTCAGTAGATGATTTTTCGCCTCTATCAGGTCTTGGATTATAAAGTGATTGATTGTCTGATGTATCTACCTCACCAATTTTTAATTGAGGATGGTCTATATCTAAACAATCATCACAAACTCTTAATCCATTACGAATACCATCTTCTATTTCGTATTTTAAATCGTTTAACTTATAAGTAAAACCGCATCTATCACAGTCTCCTAAAGCTTTTTTACCTAGTGCATAACTCATCTATAAACATTCATATCAGGTACAAATTTAACTGGTGCTCTCTCTCTATCTGCATCACTTACATCATTCCAAAGTTCATCATACCTTTGTTTAATCATTGGAACTCTATTTACTGCTTCTGGTATTTTACAAGCTAAATTATATGCAAGTGCATAAGTAAGACATGGTAAATATCTACTAGGAACATCTGCATTATTACTAGCTACATTACCTGCATCTTCTATTCTTTTAATATAATCATAAACTAAAGTATATGTTTCTGCAGAATCAGGAGTTGCCCATAATACAATATTATTAGAGCTAGTACCTTTATCTATGTAAAACTGTGTTGGTTTTGATTGTAATAATTTTACAGCTTGATGATTATATTCTGTTCTTGATATTCTATTTAGTCTTTGGTCAAACTGATTATCTGTATCTCCTGCATCAGTTCTAATAAAAGCATCTATAACTTCTAAAGCAGAAGATTCTATTGCATAACTACTTGTTCCAGCAGTAAGTGTTTGAGTAGCTTGTTCTATTTTCCAAAGATTTAATCCTTTATTTTGCCATTCTAAGAATATAAGATTTAAAGCTCTTTTAGCTCCTTTATAGTCATAACCAGAACGCAACTCACTACCGCACAAATCATAGGCTTCTTCCATGATGTCGGCTAAATCTAATGTAAATGTTGTTGTTCCGCTTGTAGCCATTGTTTATCCTGTATTAACACTTCCACCTTCTACGAGCCTGTCTAATTCTTGAATTAGGGTCGTTTCTAGTTTTAGCTGAACTTCTTTTAAGTTGTCCTAAAGACCTTGCACAGTAAGACTTTCTGCGTTTTGCAGCCTTACTACCTTTCTTTACTTTACCTGTTACTGCTGTTTTTAACTTAGAACCAGGATTTAAACGCCTATAAGCTTTAACACCAGCTTTAGTCATACCAGCACCAGATTTAGTAGAACGAAAGTTCTTTTTATTTCTAGGAGGCATTTTAGCCTGTTTTCTTATAGGCATAAGTATTAGTTAAGACTTACCGCCTCTAGCATAACTTTTAGTTTTCATGCCTCGTTTATAACCACCACGCATACCACCTTTGGTTTTCATCATGCGTTTTGTGCCTTTACCGCCAGACATACCGCCTTTAGTTGTCATAGGTCTTTTACCCATTTCAACTTTTTTACCTGCCTGATAGCCTTTATTTTCCATAGGCATATCATTAGTCATTTTAGTATTCATACCCATACTAAACATTCTTTTAACATACTGTTTATTAGATTCAGTTCCCATTTCAGTTGCTTTAGGTTGCCCTATATCTCTTTTAGGTTTCATAATTAATTCCTTTACTTAGATGCAGCTTTTTTAGGTCGCCCTCTTTTTTTAGCTGCGGGTTTTTTAGTTATTTTCTTTTTTGGTTTTTTACCACCAACATAAGCTTCATTAATATCTGGCGTAGATGGGTCATCACCGATAAGTTGTCCTTTTTCGTTTCTTGCCCTTTCACCATTCATTTCATCACACTTTCGTTGTGCATCTTCTAAATCTGGGTCAGGACCAAATATTGGTTTCCATATACCATCATCTGAAGCTTCTAAAACTTTATATTGTGGTGGAAATTGACCAGTTTCTGAAATTATATAATTTTTACTTTTTGCCATAATTAAATCCTATTAATCAGAATACACTTTTACCATTTCTAAAGTAATAGAATAAGTGTCTCCTGAAGAGTGTCCTTTAGTAGTAAATAGAATATCTCCATTTTTACCACTACCTGCATTATTTGGAAGTCCACCAAAATCTTTAAAGTCCATATGTCCATTACTACTTTCAGCAAGTTCTACTAATAAAACATTAGAAGTAGCATTTAAAAATAATTGAACAGACATACCTACGATAGCATGGCTAATACGCATAACTCTAACTTCTGAACAAGCTGTACCTGCTGAGTTAGAAGCTAAGGCAGATACATCTACCTTAGCTACTGCGGATTCTCCCGTGCCATCGCTGACATTTGTAAACTTCATAACACAATTTCTTTCACCATCAATAATGGTTTGTGATGTTACTGCGTCAGCCATAATTTACTCCTAATTAAGCGTCAGAAAATGCTGGTACATCTGCACCTTCTTGATTACCCCAGATGTACCAATTAGTACTATCTTTAGCTAATATATTAATTTCAAACAAACCAAAGTCTGTAAGAGTTAATATAGAGTTTGAGTTACCATCTGAATATACAGAAAGATTGTCTGCATTAGAATCTAAATGAACAATACCGCCAATATAGAAATTAGTATTAGACCCTGTGCTAATAATTAAATTTTCTGTTTCTTCTGCAGCACCGCCATAAATTAATTTAAAATATACACCTGCTGATGGAGAAGGTAATGTTAATGTGCAGTTAGCTGAAAGTGCTGGAACTACAGAAACTCTACCACCATGAGCAGTTGCTGTTAAAGAAATAGCTGTTGTATCAGCTAAAGCTACAGGAGTAACTTGCATACCATCACCATTTAAAGTGAACTCAGTAGTTACAGCACCTGTAGATGAATTTTTAGATACGACTTGAAAGCCGTTTTCGGACCTAACTGGTCCATTAAAAGTTGTGTTAGCCATTTGTTTCTCCTAAAAGAAATAATCTATCATCTTGGCAAAGTCTGCTAGGTCAGTTGATAGATTGATTAATAAAGTACCTAGAGTTATATAATATAACATAAAAAAAAGGGGAGCGTGTGCTCCCCTTAACAGTTCTTACGAACTACCTGGTGAACCAAAGATACCTAGTGGGTCAGATACACCGAAAGAATATCTTTCTCTCGCTTTATATCTAACATTACCAGTATCAAAGTCTCCATCCATAGTAGTAGTCATAGGAGCTCTAACAAAATGCTTCATTCCGTCAGGAACATCAGTAGTGATAAAGAAAGCATTAGTATCAGTTAAATAATGATTAACTGA